ACCCTTCTTCAAATCCCTCTCAACCAACTCCGTCATCCACTGCGCTGGCACCAACTTTGTCGCACTAATCTCCCACCAGTGATTGTTGATGATCATTGCCTGCCACTTGGTCAACTCACCCCAGGTCACCGACCTTAACTGCGCCTCACTGTTGGCACTCACAATCACCGTCGAGCCAATCCTTGTGGTCAGCATCCACAAAATCAACCAACTTACCAACGCCGACTTGCCAATACCGCGACCGCTAGACACCGCCAGCCTTAACGCATCCATGTCCAGCGCACCCTGATTGGCCTTGATGTGGCTCGTGATCTGGCGCAGCACATCGCGCTGCCAGCCCCTTGGCCCCTTAAATTTAGCCAGCGGCGTGTTTTCCTTGCCCCAAGGAAATGCAAAAAAAACAAAGGCTTCCGGATCATCCTTTAACTTGGATGACCACAGTTGCGTCATGAGCGTTTGTTCTTCTTCAGCGGAAAATTTGGGTTTTTGCATAATTATTCCTTAAGCAGCTTCCCAAAGAAGTTTCTGCCCTCTAAGCAATTCATCCGTATCAATCCTTGGCCTGCTTTTGCAATTCCAATTGCCACCACCGCGCTCACCCACGCAAGTCCAACCCGACGCCTTAAGACTAGCGCCGCCCTCTGCTGGCAACGTGTAGGTGATTAGTTTCTTATAACCCAATGCCTTAGCCGCACGCCATGCCGCGCCATACAGCATAGAGCAAGCGTTTTTGGTTCCGTCGGTGCAACAACGGTTTACCTCTAAAACCCAACCGTTGTCCAGATGCCTAGAAACCGGTCTGCCAACAATTGCAACGCCAACAATTTTATCGCCGTCGCTTACGGCAATTGAAAACTTATGCCCAACCATAGGCTTATGGTGCCGATGATATATCTGCACAAAGGCATTAGATTCCTCTAATGTAATCGGCGTTATTGATAGAGGCATTTGGGTTTTTGCATAAAAAATAAAAAAAATTGGCGTGACCCCTCCGTCACCGTGACCGGTCGCCGTCGGCCCTACCCGGCCCTTGCCTTGCCGATTCGGTTTTTGCCTTGCGTCTAGGTTAACACGACGACGCGCCAAGACGACGCAAGCGCATGGACGACTGATCGTCAATAGGGGTTTACCCTGCGACAGTGTGTCGCATTGGCGTGGTCGGGCGATGTTGGCACAGTGTGATCAAGCGCCAGGTGGCGTGTTAACAAAGGAGCAACGCAAATGGATTGGATTCGCATCAAGAACGACGTAAACGGCAACCCTCGCTGGGTTTGTCACTGGCTGACGCTTGAGTCTAAGCCCGACTACAGTCTTACGTTATCTGAGCGTTACGCTCGCGCTTTACAGCTAGCCAAAACAATTGGGGGGCGCAAATTCCACAACAAACAATACGGTGGCGGGATTGTTTTCCAGTGCTACGGGCCAAACGATATTCAGCCCTATATTGATCTAGTCAAATCGCGGGCGGCAGCATGAACCACTACACTGAACAATTTGAGCGTTATTCAGACGCAACCCTTGCATTTACACTAGCAGACTGCTACGAAACCTTGCATATCGGCGCTGGCGTCCATGGCAACGCATACGTTGCAAAGCTTTGGTCGCAGATTGATGCCATCTACGATATCCAAAACCGTCGCCGCAAGAAACCCAAAGCAAAAAAGCCCAGTCATGAAGCTTGAAAACTACCTTGATCTCGCACTCGCACTCTTTATCGTCGTTGCGTCAGTCATCTTGATTGACGCCATTTGCAAGTAACCCAGGGGAACAAAATGATCATTTCACGCAAATACGCCAAAGCATTAATTCGCGCCGGACGAGCCCGTCGGGTTGGCGAGTGTATTGGCGACGATGGCGGGCTGTACGCAATCATCGTCCGATTTGACAGGCAACGTGTCGATCACTATGAGCTAAAACGGATTGGTGACTGATGGGGATACTAGTCGCGGCGCTCGTCGCCGCCCTGATCTGCATCATTCTCGATCTTTAAACCCGCTTCGGCGGGTTTTTTTACGGCCGGGCTCGGATCATTCGTTAGCTGCAAGGGCTCGTCAACCTCCACGATCTCGGCTTCGATCACGCGCTGCGCCGCTTCCTCAAGCGCTTGCGTGATGCTGATCTGACCGCTAATCTCGATCACCTTGGGTTGTTCAGCCCAGCGCATCTGGGTCTTAGTCCACCAAATCAGGCTCGCCACATCGCCGGCCATTGCCTTTTGATACAGCGTGCTGCCGATGCCCATTGAAGCTTTGGCGCGGCCGCGTTGGATTTCCTCAAGCAGATATTTGCGCATCGTGTGAATGTCAATGCCATCACCGATCAGCGGCGCGATGTGATGTTCAGCCACTCCCCACATCGCGAGCTTCTCAGCAAGCTCCCTATCCTTTTCTGAGGGCACAAACGCAGGCCTACCCGAACCGGGTTGCGGCCCACCTCTCTTACCCTTTTCTTGAATGGATTTTCCTTTTTCCATCATTTCCAGCACTTTCTCCCTAGGATGAAATCTTTAACGTAAAATCGTCCCGCATCGAAAACGTAGCAACGTAGCACTCTAAAGAGTGTGCTACGTTTTGCTACGTTTTTTCTCGCCTTTGCCACAACGTAGCAGCTACGCAATGCTACGCTATGCTACGTTTTGCTACGCTAATTTTGCCCTCATAAGATCATCTGCAAACGATCCCTCTATGACGGCAAAACCCTTGTCTAGCTTTCCCACAATTTTAGCGTCCAGCAGATCACGCACAATTGACCCTTCCCTACCCGATGGTTTGAGCAATTGGTCTGCGTTTTTCTCGCTGGTGCCGTTTTCGATCATAAACGCCCGCAGATCGTCTCGGGCAATATAAGGCTGATCGTCACGCACCTCGGCCTTGCCGCAACCAAACCACGCACGCTTGAAAAACTTTTTGTGATCGTCCAGTTTGCTCCCTTTGGGTTGAGGCATCCTTAGATCGCCGTCCACGAAAAATGAGAACACGGCGCCATCAATCGGCAAACCATCCTCGTCCACCCAACCGAGGCTAACCGGCTCAAGCCAACCATATCGCTCCGCTGGCTCTGGCGAGTCTTTCATCTTCGTGCAGCTAACCTTGATCTCATTCTTTTCGCCTGACACTAGGATGCTCGCGTCAAGCGCCCCGCGCCACGCGCTAGAACCTCTTGCACGCTGTTTTGACTCGCTACTGTGGCCCAGGTGGTGCACAAGCATACTCGTCGCGCCTAGAGCCGTTGAGACGATATTGCAGGCATTGATCATGGCGCGGGTATCTTTGGCGCTGTTCTCATCGCCGCTCATATGGTTATTGAGGGTGTCAATGATCACCAACACCACGGTCTCGCCCGTCATCTCACGCACTGCCGCGATGATCCTAGCTGCAGCGCCGGGGCTATCCAGATCAATCGCCTTGTTGCTGATCAACAGATTGTCCAACTGTTTTATGCCATGCTTAGCGCACCAGGCCGCGATCCGCTGGCGCATCCCGTAATTACCCTCTCCTGCCAGATAAACCACAATGCCTGGCTTGGTCTTGATCCCCTGCCACATCATGGCGCTGGCAATCGAACAGGCCATGTCAAGCGCCACAAAGGTTTTGCCCACGCCGGACTCGCCATAGATCATGCAAGTCCCATACGCTGGCAACCATCCCTTTATAACCCACGGGAGCGGGGCTGGTTGACCCAGGAAGCTCGTTGCGCGGGTGAGGTAATAATCAGATGTGGCCTGACTCTGATAATTGCTTAGAATCGCTTCTGCGGCCTCGTCGCCAAGTGCGGTGCTTGCCGCCACATCGTGATCTGGCTCGTACCTTGCGACGGATCGGGCGATCTGGGCAATTTCGCTGCTGGGCAATGGGATTTCGCAACGTGTTTCATTTGCAATACTGATTGCGGCCAAGATTTCGGCCTCGGACATCCCAAAATTACGCATGGACCCGGCAAGGCTAGTCAGCCCTGCGTTGCGGTTGCCTTTGATCAGATCGCCGTTGGTGGCGCTTTTGGTCTTGCGCTGACTGAGATGCGGCAGCCAGTTTAATGGGATGCTGCCAGGTGCGATGCCGTCAAATGGGTCGCTGCTGGCCTCCCATTCGTATGCTTTGCCTTCTACACTACTGGGGTGCGCCACAAAATATCGGCCATCGGACAGTAGATCAATGCCCTCGCGCAGCTTGCATGAGCGAATCCCTGACTGGTATGCGGCAATATAGTGCTGCCCACCGCCTGCGGTGAGGGCCATCGCGCAATCTGGCGGTGAGCCATGCTCTGCAATCCAGCCCTGCCAACTTGTGTCGCCACCGTTGCGCGGGTCAATGTCAAACACCACAATGCCTGACTTTTCCCCTGCCGCAATGCCAATGTTGAAGTTGGGATTTTGGCCCCACCATGCTTTGATCTGCTCGGCATCTGTTGTGGCGTCATGCACCCCATGCGCTGTGGCAGGGGTCTTGCCGTTGGGCACCACAGGCAGAACGTGCCAGCCCCAACTGGCGTAGGCCAAGGCTGCGTCAATCTTGCTCGTGGTCTGCACGCAGCGCTCCTTCCGTCTTAACTTGTAGTTCGTACTGACGGGCGATCGGCGGCCTCTCTCCCCACTTGTAAATCACCTGCGGCCAGATGCCAAGGGCATCGGCGAGCTTTTTTAAGCCCCCGAAATGCTTGATTGCTTCGTCTGTTGTCACTTTTTCCTCTCTGTGCGAAATAACCTGTTGACATCCTAAAACGAAACGGGTTAAGATGCAAACACTGCACGAACCGATGGCCGGACGGTGCGGTAATCAGGAGCAACAACACATGGTTAGGTTAGATGTCAGCGACGCAACGACGGTGCGATTAACGCGCTTGCGAGAGCTAAAAAAATTGCCCGGCAAAAAGGCAACCAGCATCTTAGAAATCAAAATATTTACAAAGCACATGGAAAATCAATTTATACAACAACAAGAAACGCTAACGATTCTTGTACGGTCAGATGGGAAGGTTCCGGTTTTTACGAATGACGTAAAAACTTATGACTTAAAGACTTGGAATGGTGAAGAATGAAACCAAACCTAGCTAAACGCATTGAGCGCGTCGGCGAATACCACCCCGACTGGGTTGAGTCACTCGCCGAGAACCGCGCCACGGAGCAGTACCGCTGCGGTCGCAAAGAGTATTACTTTTTCGAGGATCACTCGGTGCTAGTGCATGAGCGCTGTTGCTGGTACACCGACACGGTGGGCCAGGCGTACCGCGATATTGAGGATTATTTTGCGGAAGATAACTTCGCAAGGGAGATGTTCGCATGAAGCATACGACAGAGGGCATGGATCGGTTTCGTAAGGAATTGCGAGACGCATCATGGGTTGAGAATTTCATCATAGTCTTGGTTGGCGCGGCCTACGCTGCCGTGCTGTACTTTTTTCTTTAGGAGAGTGTAGATGGCTATCAAATTAAGACATACCGGCGAGGCGGGTGCCTTGACCGTGAAGTTGTTGGTGTATGGGCAAGCAGGGGCGGGCAAGACCAGCCTTATCCCTACCCTTCCCAACCCGGTAATCCTTTCTGCGGAGGGTGGCCTGCTCAGTATTGCGGACACCAACTTGCCGTTTATCGAGGTCGCCAGTATGGATGACTTGCGTGAGGCATATCAGTGGCTCACCAAGTCTGCCGAGGCGCAGGCTTTTGAATCGGTGGCGCTGGACAGTATCAGCGAGATTGCTGAGGTGGTTTTGAACACGGAAAAGAAAACCACAAAAGACCCACGCCAAGCCTATGGCGCAATGCAAGAGCAGATGGCCGACATCATCAGAGGGTTTAGGGACTTGCCCGGCAAGCACGTTTACATGAGCGCCAAACTGGAAAAGACTCAGGACGAAATGGGCCGGGTGCTATATGCCCCATCCATGCCTGGCAACAAGACGGGCCAAAGTCTGCCGTACTTCTTTGACGAGGTGCTGGCCTTGCGCGTGGAGAAGGACTCCGAGGGCAATGCTCGCCGCGCCCTGATGTGCGACTCAGATGGCCTTTGGCTTGCCAAGGATCGATCCGGCAAGTTGCAGGTTTGGGAGGACGCCGATTTGGGTGTGATCATCAAGAAGATTGGGGGTTGAGATGTCTGCCCTTATCCGCGACGATTTAGACGAGCTTGCAAAGCGCTGGCTCATGTACAAGGAAACCGAAAAGATTGCGGCAGAGAACCGCCGCAAACTTGAGGACACTATCTGCAAAGCAGTTAGCTTTCCCAAAAACTTTGAAGGCACCGAGAACGTGGTGCCGGTCAACAGCCTTTACAGCATCAAGATTGAGGGGCGTATTAGCCGCAAGGTCAACGCTGACAAGCTGGTCGAGCTTGCTAGTGAGGCTGGGTTGAGCGAACACCTGTCAACGCTTTTTCGGTGGAAACCGGAAATAAACATGAAAATCTGGAAGGAGTCAGATCAAGAGATAACCAGACCACTGCTTGACGCAATCACCAGCGAAGCCAATCGGCCTAGCTTTTCTATTACTTTGAGAGATATCCATGCTGCTTAACGAAGCCTTTACCCTTGCATCCCTACCCACATCCAATCGTACCTATGATGTTGTCCCGGCGGGTTGGTACGTTGCCCAGATCACTGACGCCGAGGTCAAGCAAACCAAGAGCGGAACGGGCGAGTACATCAAAATTCGCTACGACATCCAAGGGCCAACTAGCCAAGGTCGCGTGGTGTTTGGCAACTTGAACGTCAAGAATGCCAATCCCGCTGCCGAGAAGATTGGCCGCCAGCAACTGGGCGACATCATGCGCTCAGTGGGTTTGTCTGCCGTGACCGATACCGATCAACTGCTCGGCACAACGATGCAGATCAAGATTGATATCCGCGACTCTGAGCAGTACGGGCCGTCGAATGAGGTCAAAGCCTGGAAAGCGCTCGCCGCTGGCATGGCCCCGGCTCCTGCCGTCAAGCCACCAGCGTCGAATGCTAAGACTGCGCCGCCGTGGTTAGCGAAAAAATAAGATAACCACAGGCAAAAAAAATCCCGCTGGAGGCAGCGGGACTTAAATCAGGAGAGGAGCAACATGAAGATTCCAAGTCCGAATCATAGCATTGCCACCATGATTGACAAAGCGCACGAATTACGGGTCTCGCTAACCCGTGAACATTTGGGTGCTTCCATGCTCGGCCATCCTTGCGACCGTTGGCTTTGGCTGTCGTTTCGCTGGGCGGTGCAGCAGCAGTTTCCTGGCCGAATCCTGCGCTTGTTTAGGCGCGGCCAGAACGAGGAGGCAACCATCATTGCCGATCTGAAGGCAATTGGGTTGAACGTGCGAGATCTTCAAAACCAGATGCGCGTGGAGTTTGGCTCGCATGTTGGTGGCTCGCTTGACGCAATCATCGACAGCGGCGTGCCAGAGGCGCCAACCAAGAAGCACGTTGCTGAGTTCAAAACGCATTCCAAGAAGTCATTTGACGAGCTTGAAAAGAAAGGCGTAGAGCAAGCCAAGTTTGAGCATTTTGTGCAGATGCAGGTCTATATGCACGGCACCAAGATTGACCGCGCCTTATATGTGGCCGTGTGCAAGGACGATGACCGTATCTACACCGAGCGGGTTGAGTACGATGAAGGCGTCGCAGTCAATGCAATCAATCGAGGTAAGCGGATTGCATTGTCAGACAGGATGCCGCCGCCCCTAAGCACTGATTCAACTTGGTATCAGTGCAAGTTTTGCCCAGCGCATACGTTCTGCCACAAAACTCAGACCACAGAGCACGTTAACTGCCGCACCTGCGCTCACAGTACCGCGACCGAGGACAGCACTTGGGTTTGCGAGCGTCACGGTGGCAGCGAAATTCCGGTGGAATGGCAACGCGAAGGGTGCGCTTCTCATGTCTTGCACCCAGACATGGTGCCGTGGCAACGCGAGGATTGCGGTGATGAATGGAAAACCATTTACATCATAAACGGGCATCAGGTTCGCAACGGGAACCCTGATGAGTTTACGTTTGGCTCAAAGGAGATTATTGCCAACCCATCGTTTTGTGCCGATCCGAGTAAGGATGCGATGAAGATTAGGGAAAAGTTTGATGGGAGTATTGTTGGATGAAAGTTCTAATTGCCTGCGAATATTCTGGCACGGTTAGAGACGCATTTATTAGGGCCGGGCATGAGGCTATGTCTTGTGATTTGCTACCGACAGACGTAACGGGGCCGCACTATCAAGGCGACGTTACGGACATATTGAGCAATGGTTGGGATTTGATGATTGCCCACCCGCCCTGCACATACATGACTAATAGCGGCGTTAGTTGGCTGCACAAAGACCCCGCAAGATGGGTGCTGTTAAATGACGCCGCCGCGTTTTTTAATCTGCTGCTGAACGCGCCAGTAAACCGGATTGCCGTTGAAAACCCGATCATGCACAAGTACGCAAAAGAGCGCATCGGTAACCGCAAGCAAGACCAAGTTGTCCAACCGTGGATGTTCGGCCACATGGAACAAAAAGGAACCTGTCTGTGGCTGAAGAATCTGCCGCTGCTGACGGCGACCAACAACGTCAAAGCGGAAATGTTATTGCTGCCCGACAACGAACGGCAGCGGTTGCATTACTTGTCGCCAGGTCCAGATCGGTGGAAATTACGCTCTAAGACGTACCAAGGCATTGCCGACGCAATGGCCGCGCAATGGGGATGTTTATGATTCTCCGTGACTACCAACAACGCGCCATCGACGATCTATACCGCTGGTTTGAGGCATACGAGTCTGGAAACCCATGCTTGGTGCTGCCCACTGGCTCAGGCAAGAGTCACATCATTGCGGCGATCTGCAAACAGGCGGTGACTACCTGGCCCGAGACACGCATCTTGATGCTCACCCACGTTAAGGAGTTGATTGAGCAGAATGCCGAGAAGATGCGCCAGCACTGGCCGGACGCCCCGTTGGGCATCTACAGCGCTGGCATGGGCGTCAAAAAAATGGATCAAATCACGTTTGCCAGTATCCAGTCGGTGCGTTATTTGGCCGACCAGATTGGCTACATTGATATCGTTTTGATTGACGAGTGCCATACGGTATCCCACAAACAAGAGGGCGGTTACCGCTGGCTCCTGAGCGATCTTAAAAAGATCAACCCATATCTGCGCGTTATAGGGCTAACCGCGACGCCTTACCGCTTGGGCCACGGGCTGATCATTGAGGAGCCAGCCCTGTTCTCGGCGCTGATCGAGCCGGTGACGATTGAGGAGCTGGTGTTCAAAAAGCACCTTGCCCCGCTGCGCTCAAAAGTAACCCAGTTCAAACTAGACGTTAAAGGCGTAGGCAAGAGCGGTGGCGAGTACATTGAAAGCCAGTTGCAGAAAGCCGTTAACAGCAAAAGCCAAAACCTGCGCGTGGTGCGCGAGGTCATAGCATGGGCCGAGGATCGCAAGGCGTGGTTATTTTTCTGCGCCGGGGTTGATCATGCTATCGCCATCCGTGACGTATTGCGCGACGAGGGTATTGCCGCCGAATGTATCCTTGGGGAGACACCCAAGCAGGAGCGCGAGCAGATCATTGCCAACTACAAGGCAGGCAAGATTAAGGCGCTAACAAATGCCAACGTCCTGACCACTGGGTTTGACTATCCCAACATTGACTTAATTGCGATGCTGCGCCCAACCATGTCGCCGGGCTTGTACGTACAAATGGCGGGTCGAGGAATGCGCCCCAAGGAGCATACCGATCATTGCATGGTGCTGGACTTTGCTGGCGTGGTTGAGGCGCATGGGCCGATTACTGCGGTGCAACCGCCTAAGAAGCCCGGTGAAGGCACCGGAGAAGCCCCAAGCAAACCGTGCCCAGAGTGCAACGAGATTTGCCACCTGTCAGTGCGCGAATGCCCTTCCTGCGGGTTTGAGTTTCCGGCCCCGGCGCAAAAGAAATTGCAACTGCGCGACATTGACATCATGGGCGAGAAGGGCAAGGAGATGGCTGTCACTGGCTGGACTTGGCGGCGGCACATTGGGCACAACAGCGGCAAGCTGATGATCTCCACAACGTACTACGGCGCACTGTCTGACCAGCCGGTGACTGAGTACTTTCCGGTGCTGCACGAAGGGTATGCCGGTGAGAAGGCAATCGGCCAGATATACAAGATCGCCCAACAAAATCACGTTAGCCTGGCTAAAGTGACTGATCTTGACCCAGAGAACGGGCTTGACTACATCGTGATCCAGATGAACTTAGGGAAACCCCCAACTAGCATTGAGATCAAGCGCGACGGAAAATTTAACCGAGTGATCAAAAGGATGTGGCGATGACCGAACACGAAGAACAACGCAACTTTGTGAAGTGGTTTCGCCAGACCCACACCGGCGTGCGTATTTTTGCCATACCCAACGGCGGCGCTAGATCGGCGTCTGTGGCGATGAAATTGAAGGTTGAGGGTGTAAGTGCTGGCGTGCCCGATCTCTTTATACCGGCGACGCTAACGTGGATTGAGATGAAACGTAAGACAGGAGGGGTGTTATCGAAAGAACAAAAAGACTGGATTGAATACTTGAGAGGATGTGGACACAAAGTCATCGTCGCCAAAGGGTGCGATGACGCAATCAAACAACTTGAAGGATTGCCATGTTAAGAAAAAGAGATGAGGTTCCGTCTTGTTTTGAAAGTCGGGAGCAGTTCAAACTATGGGTTGCTGCGGCCAGATCGCAGCACCCAACGCCGGGGCATGAGTGGTGCGAGGACTGCACCAAGTCATACCAAGACAAGATGATTTGGGAGGGTCGCTGCGCTTACCCCGGCACCATCTTTATCAAAATGTCCGATGGCGCAGTTGAAGGGCGCAGGCCATTTTCCATCGTGAAAAAACTACGTCAGGAGGCGATGAGTGAAACTCAAAACCCTTGAGTACATTGCTCAATATGGCGAGGCGACGTATCCAATGCTGCGTAGCAATTGCGGTGCTCATGAAAATGAAGTACGCAAATTGTTTTTGAACGGCACTTTGGTGCGCCGTCAAGTCACCCCAGAACCCAACAGTAGCCGGGTTGTGTGGGCTTACCGTCTGCCAGACCAACCGGAGGACTTGCCTACTTACCCCAAATTGGAGCGCGATCCAATCTCCAACCGGCCAGTCAAGAAAGCCAGAGTTCGCACGAAAAAAGAACGGGTTGAACCAGATTATTCAATCATTTTGAGGACACTAGGATGCTAACGATTCCATATCATTCCCGCGCCATACCCACGATTCGTATGGGCGATCCGCGCTTTGTATATGTCCCAGCCGCCGCGACAGATGTGACGCGGATTTGGCGTAAATATGGGTGGGTTCCGAAAGGGGAAAAAGAATGACTAAAGACGAGATCATCCGCATGGCTTGGGAGGCTGGGCTGCAAAATGGGCCTGTATTTGTTCAGGGTCTTGAACGCTTCGCCGCCCTGATTGCCGCGCATGAGCGGGAGGAGTGCTTAAAACTGGTTGATGAACAAATTCACAACATGACTGTTCTTGACAGCTATCCCGAACAATCAGGAGCAATTTACCGAGCCATAATAAATATCCGCGCAAGGGGAAAGAAATGAAATACGGAATCCTTGACGACGAGGGCCAAGTTGTGCGGTGGGTCTGGGAAAAGCCTGACTACCCGCACATTGCCGTAAAGATTAAGCGGCAGCCCAAGTTTGACCCGTCTGGTTATCCAGATGCTTTGTTTTGAGGAAAAGAAATGAACGAACGAATTAAAGAACTTGCCCAACAATGTTGGGATAAAAGATTAGATGGACTTCATTTCGATCAGGAAAAGTTTGCCGAGTTGATTGTGCGGGAGTGCTGCCCACAGCGTTTAGTTCAAGAACTGCCCCCACCCCTAACCAAAGGTCAAGCATGGCAAAAGTGGTGGTACGAAACGCGAGGCAAGCATATGGTCGCGGGCGGGGCGCACCCTATGGAATGGGCCATGTACGATGCCTTCAACTCGGGCTGGGACGCAGCCAAACAAAATAGTGAGAAGGACTAATGCGCTGCGCCAAATGCTCGGGCAAGACTAAAATTGTCGACACCCGAAAGTGGCATGACCACCAACTTGGGTTCTACTGGACTGAGCGAAAGCACGTTTGCCGAACGTGCGATAACGTGTTTGTCACCATTGAACTGTTAAAAACCCTCTGGGATCAATATTTGGAAGCCAACCCATGACTGACTTTAATACTTGGCGGCACGAAAATTTGGTGCAATTTGCCACCGAAGCAATGCAACGCATGAAGTTTTTGCAAGATGAAGTTGAAGCACTAAACGCCGATATCAAAGCGGCGATCGCAGCGTATCGAGAGCTTAATAAGACGATACATCAATGAGTTGCCCTCGGAAGTCCAGTGTATCTTCGCTGTGCTTCCGAACCACTTCGGGCCACAATAACTCACCATTTTTCATGGTGAGAACGGCAAAGCCAGAGCGCCAATTCGTTGGCGCATCTTCCAGATAATCTATGAACTGCGGGCCATTCGTATCGGCTAACGTGCCGGTATCAACGCCCCAACGGGTGCCGCGATAATCGTCGAATGGCGTTACCTTCAGACTATGCAGATGCCCGGTGACAACGGATGTACCGGCGTTGACGGTGTTGTTGTGGGTTGCGTGTACCCCAGACTTCCAGCGGTGTTTGATTGCTACCGAATCGCCAATCCAACAAGACCAGCAGGGGTGCCAGGCGGGGAAATGATCTTTAAGGGTAAACCCGGCGATACCTTCAAACTCGGGCGCGACTTGGGATAGCCTAGATTCCAAACGGCTATCGTGATTGCCCAAAGGCCAGATTAGCTGCACCGGGTAATACGCTTCTTTGGCCGCTTCTTCAATCTCTTTGAGAGCCTCTTGGCAAGCGTTTAGTTCTTCCTTAACACTTGGGGTCTGCTGCCATGAAATGCGAGCGTGGCGGCTGATTGAAGCCCCGTCAAAGGCATCGCCGTTGCATATCACTGCGACTGGCTTAAACTCATGTATCGCCCAAAGCAAACCCTTAAACGCCGTGGTTCTCATGCCAGGCCAGAAGTGGGCATCCGAGAACACCAGCACAACCCCGTCATGAACGCCAAGCTGGTGCCGGGTTCGATTGTGCTGGATTGCTTGGTAAGCACCTCTGCCGGTGAGTTTTACACCGTGTTTTGCTTCAAGCCTGCGGCGTCTACTAGCAACATTTCGCACCGTTACGCCGATTATTTCGGCGATTTTGGTAGCGCTTTTATGTTTATCCCACAATTCAATGAATTGTGCATCGGTGGTTTTTGCTGCGGTCATTGCGGCAATATCGGTATAAACTCGCCGCACCAATGCCCATCATCTGTTGGGGGCCAATGAGGATTGTTATCCTCAAAGATGGGGCTGCGTCGGCGACATTCCCCCATCCACTCGTTTGGGGGTTTGCCGCCAAGGTTGATCCAGTAAAGACATTCTTTACAGGTGGGTCGATCACTCATGGCGCGAACCCTAACTGTTAATTATTACACTTGTCTTTCAAAGTGCGGGCAATCTACAAAGTTTTTAAAGTTGCCACCCCAACGGTTCTTGGGGTTAAGGCTTTCCCAGTATTGCCCAACTGGGATCAATGGCTCACGCGACCCAATCATTGCGCCGTCTTTAAAGAAGTTTAAATCCAAAGCGCAGCGCTTCAAGTGCATGGAGTTGGAGGTCTTGCTTAGACCCTTTTGGATATAAATTGCCTGCTGCTCTGGCGTGCGAAACAACTCGCCGCCAGTCACAACAAAGCCCAACTCAAAGCACTTGTTGATGAGTTTGGCAACATCCTTAAGGAACTCTGCCTGCTCTGCAACAAGACTCACTTTGTCTCACTCAAGAACACCGCGCCAAAGGCGCAAGCAGCGGTGCCAAGCTGCACCAGCGCCTCGCCCGTGCCTGGCGGGATACCAACCAGCGGCGACACGATGTTAATCAGCAGGGCAATACCAGCCCACGAGGATGGCTCTTTGAAGCGTTCAATAAGATATTTCACAGGAGAATCTCCAAGGTTCCGTGCAAGTCATCATCCGTCGAGGATGTCACACTGACACTGATAATTGTCATGTCAAAGTAGGTTGGGATATCAAACTTTACATAATGGCCGACCGGCACGTTATACGCTTGCGCCATATACGGGGCTTCGACGCCAGGATTCTCGCCGGAAGTAACGACAAGATTGAATAGCGCATCTGGCTCACTGCAATCAACCACGCCGATCTTAGCATCCCACTCCCCCATGCCAGTTGGTGCGTATGAAACAGAATTAAACCACTCATCATCTTCGCCCAGATAGAAACGATAAGTTGCCATTACTTGTCTGCCTTTGCGTGAAGTTGGTCAAAAATCTTGTTCAACATACTTTTGATCTCGTTGAGGTCATCTTTGTAGTCACTTCGCATCACATATTTGGTCGGCATCTCCTGCCGAATCTCGTGAATCTCACGGCTCATCTCGCGCAGAGTGTTCCACAGTTCTTTAGCAACCCAACCCATGATCGTCAGGACGGTGCCGAGGGTGATGTCAATGAGGAGTTGGGTGTCCATGATTATTCAATGTCGGGGGTGAATGCGCTAATTGTCCCAGAAGTTAGCCCAGATGGGCCAGCTTTCAAAACTTTAAGTAACTCTGATCTTTCCTTGGCAGGCAGCGTTTGAAGCAATTGCACCCCATTTTTACCAGACTTAAATCCTTCAGTGAGGATATCCATCGTTTTCTTGCCAATCCGATCTTGAAGTTCATCTAGAACTTTATTAGTCGCAGTTACTTTAGCGCTAAAAAATGATGGAAGTTTTAAAGTCGGTTGATTGGCTTGCAACAGTTCGCGTAATGCGTCTTGACCAGCAGACACCTGCGATTTTACAGCTTCCCCTCGCTCAACCCTTCCAGCAACACCTTTTAACACGGCCATGCTGCGGTTAGACATTTCTTTAGCAATATCGTAGCTTCCAGGCCCAAAAATCTTTTCAACTTCTTCTGGCTTGTTACCTCTAACAAGTTCAACAAACTGCTTTGGATTGGATTCAAACAAATGCAACGCTTCCGCGCTAAGTTTCTTTTGATTGATAGCTTGGCGGCCAAGCGCGTAGGCTTCCAAATATGATCTGTATCCAGTACCACCAGCCGCTTCAATCGCGTCAACAATTGCAGGATTTACACTTGCCAAAACTTTTGCTGCAAGTTCTTTTTGGGCTTTTGTATTGGCCTGCGGGTACAAATCACGAATGGCTGCATTTACAGAATTTTTGCGAATGCTGTCAAGTGCAAACGCATCAATAATCCCGTCATTATTTGTCCATTGTTTAATATCGTCGCCAACTCGTTTAAGAACAGTAGCCACATCTCGATTACCAGCAAACTCTGGGTTTTTCAAACTTGTGGAAATGCTACGAATTATTGAATCTGGTTTTAACGGGGTCAAACCATGAGCTGCAAGGCTATCTGCAGCAGCTTGCTTAAACCTAGCCGCTTCGCCAAAATTCAAAGATGCGTTTGCAGCTTGAGCGGTTACTTCTTCAGCTTTACGAGCCAAATCTCCGCCAACGTAAGTTTGTTGTGCAGCCAATCTTGGCATAAATTGCGGGTTATAAAAGTTAGCCGCAGCAGGATTCATTGGCGCACGTTCACCAGCAGCAGTAAACCGTCGAACATCTTCAACTTTTTGCGTTGCAGCATTGGCAAAACGATCTGCTTGACCTTGAAGAACTGGCAACATTTCACCAGCAGTGTTAGCAGCCCCAAGTTCTGTTTTAAGAACCGGAATCAATTGTTCATTCAACGCATTTCTAGATGCTTGCTGAACATTTCTTGCTTCAGTTTGCGTGCCGCCGCTAACCAAATTTCGCAAGGCATTTACTGACGCTTCGCCTTGTGACGCTTCCAAATTAGCCAAAAAGCGCGGGTCGCGTTGCAACGCACGGTCTACAAATGCTTGCCAAGTCGGAGAGTTAAGGCTTGCAGTTGCCTGACCAGCAGTAGTGCCAGCACGAGCCTTGCCCATCAATTCCAATGCTGCTGGCAAGTCTGGCCCAAGTGCCTGGCGAGCCATGTCTGCGGCGCGTTGTAATGGAATTTGGCGAGCATCAAAAACAGCGCCAAGAGCTTTAAAAATATATGGCGCAACAGCCCGACCGCCAGCCTCAAAAGTTGCGCCAGTCAGTACGTCACCAGCAGCATTCAAAAAAGCATTTGTTGGTGTTTCCGGCGGTTGATTGCCCAACATAACATCAGCACCGCGCAGCAGACGGTTTGAGATGCCATAACCCAATCCCGCGCCGCCAATTGCCCCTGCTGGGCCAAGCGGTGCCCCAAGCAACCCACCGCCTGCGGCCCCTAATGCTTCAACAGTTGGCCCAACAAGTTGCCTAGTGGTTTGAGCTGCACTGTAAAGATTTGGATAATCTGTAGCCCAAGATGGTTGTTTGGTTTTAACTGCTGCTGTTGTTTCAACCTCTTGCGGGGTTTGCATCCGTTTGATTTCGGCAGCCAGCATTTTGGCCGCCTCAACATCACCAGCGGCATCAGCGTTAACCAATGCTTTGCCAAGTTGTTCAATGGTAGCCATTATTTTGGTGCGTATTTGTTGACTAATTCGTCAATTTCTTTTGAAGAATTTAATTTGACGCTTTGTTTTGCTTCGCCTTTTAGATAAGTCTTTTCAATTTGATTAAGAATGCGATTTACAGTTTGCGTAGATTGCTTTGGGTCTGACAAAGAATTAAGCATATTTTGCAACTCAACGTTTGAGTTAAGTTGCTGTGCAGACATTCCGGTTGCATTTTTAATTGCATTAACCAATCTTAAACGACTACTTTTAATTACGTCGCGTTCGGTTTGTTCTTTGGTTCCAACAGCTCGACCTAACGCTTGACCAACGTCAGAAGCGCCCATGCTTGCTGACAAATTTGACAAAGCATTTTTTTCCGTGCTTGGAATTCCACCTAAAGATTCAAGCGTTTGGTAAGCATTTCTAATGTTTGAAAGTTCGCTTGAAAGCTCATCTTTGCCTTTGGCTAATTTTTCTTCTTGAGCCGCTGCTTGTGGAACTTTACCGCCAACACCAATAACGCCAGGTGCGCCAACACCACCACCGCGATATTCACGCGCATTAACGCTAATCATTTGCGATGGGTTTGTTGGATCTGTAATTTGCGTAACGGTCGGCGCAACAGGCTGCACTGGGACAGGCGGCGCTCTCATTGCAGCCGCTTTTTCAGCCAAATATCTAAGAAATTCAGGATTTTGTTGGGCTTGTTGAAATTCTTGTTGCGAAGTTGTTGGCGCAAAAGGAATTTGAACAGCTTGCTGCCCGGGAACAGATATGATCTGACCGGGGCTAAATGTTTGTGCTTTCTTTAGTTCAGAAAGTTGCCGTGAAAATTCAGCAACCAAAGGCATAAGGCGTGGGTCTTGACCGGCAAGTAAACTCATACCAGCACGTTTGCGTTCTAATTCAGCAATTTGAGCGTCAACATTTTTGGTAAAGTTGCTTGGCAGCAAATTATTTACCGGCGCAACAGGAGCAGCGGCAGCAGGAGCTGCAACCATTGATGCAAGCCTATTTGTAGGTGAAACACCTTCTGATACTGAAAATCGAACCGGCCCTTGCTCATCAATTGGCCGATCAATTGGAGATGTAGTGGCAACAGGAGGCTTTTCAGGTTCTACTGGCTCCGATGGCGCAGCGCCTTTTGGATTCATTAAATCGCTAAACTGCTTTTGAAAAGCTAGTTTTTCGTTTATCTTAAATCCAAGATCCATAAAATGCGGAATCCCAGAGTTAAGCATTGCTTTTGCAGCTTCTGGTAAATTATCTGGGCCGCCAGCTTGTTTAATTTTATTTTGAAGATCGGCAAGCGCTTCCCGATCGCGCTTCAAATCAGCCAACTTTCCTTCGTAAATATCGCTTTCGTATTGACCTTTGCGAATGTCAATCATCTTTCCATAGATATCTAAGGGCGATGCAAATTTTGGCGGCGCTACGCCAGCAGCAAGAACCGGATCAATTGCCATGATTTTTCCTACGCGGTTGTTCTGCTTGGGAATCTGTTAATCATTTCATTGGTCATGTAGTAATTCCCAAAATTGCCAAGGGCTTGATTAAGAGAATTTGCTTGACCAAGATATCCAGATGCCTGAGCGCTGCCAATATTTCCGTATCCTTGCGCTTGCGCTTGCCCAAAGTTTTGCGCGGCGTTGCCAACATAGTTGGTTGCCGACTGGCCTACACCAGCAAGCGATTGCAATGGGTTTAATTGAGCATTGCGCTCGGCTTGATAGCGATTAAAAGCGTTGGTGTACTCGTTAGACGCATAGTCTTGACCGTACCGCGATGCTGCTTTAAGTGCGCCGCCTGAGATTAACCCACCGCGAGCAGCAGCTTGACGGTCTAGCGCTTTAAGTCCTTCGTCCAATCTAAACTGATAACCTGGGTCTTTCTGAAACTGATCCATGCCAAACTTTTGGTAATTTGTTGCCAACGGAATCAGTTGGTTTAACGCGGTCATTCCCGCTTGTCTATAAGGTTCTTGGTCAGCGCGAGTCAAATCAAACATCCGCTGCTGCGCGTCAATCCCTTGCTGCGCTGCATTAGCTTGAGCATTAGCCGCGCTACGAGTTGCGGATGCTCCACCAACTCCTGCGCCTAAAGACGCGCCAAGAGCGGCACCAGTTGGGCCGCCCAAAAGAAACCCAGCGCCGCCGCCAATGATTGGTAAAAGACTATCTAGCCAACTCATAGCGATTTCCTTTAACTAATCCGCAAATACAAACTAACCATATTTCCACCACTCGTCGCGCCGGTGGTAAAGCCCATGCAACGCCAAGTTGAACCAGTTGGGACTGCAACCACGGTTGTGGTGGTGCCACCAGCACTGGCATAGCGCAAATTGGCCGCTATGTTGGTATCGCCTGGATCATCCGCAACGCCGGTGTAGTCGGCCAACATTGCATACGTTCCAACTGCGCCCAACGTAGTAGGTACAGAAGGCGCAGCGCTCGTCCACGCAGACCCATTGCTGGTCAAGACATTGCCAGTTGTGCCGGGGCTTACGCTGAACGTAATGTTTGGCGTGGAACCACCGCTAGATGCAATTGGCGATGTTGCCGTAACCGACGTTACGCCACCGCCCCCACCTGCTGCTGCAATCGTGATGCCACCAGAAGCATTGGTAATGGTTACGTTTGACCCAGCAGTCAAAGTGGCTTTGGTGTAACCCGTGCCATTACCAATCAGCAACTCACCGTTTGCTGGCGTGGTGGTCAGGCCAGTGCCGCCATTAGCCACCGGCAACGCAGTGCCAGAGTAAGCCAGCGTTAGGGTGCCGCTACTTGTAACCGGGCTACCGCTAACCGTAAACAATGCAGGAGCGGCGATCGCCACGCTTGTGACCGTACCGGCAGCGGCACCGGGTGGGCCAAGAATGTTATCCACAACCCAGACTTGCACATCGCTGGCATCGGTCAACTTAAACTTGTAATTGGTGCCAGGCGTCAACCAAATGTTGGCCTCGCCTCGCGAGTCCAGAATGATTGGGTTGGGGTTGTTGGTTGCGCCGGTTGAGTCGGTGTAGGTTACAATCGGCGTAGTGGTTCCGGCAGCGTAGGTGTATACCTTGCCGCCCGCCAAGGGATTGCCATTGGCATCAAAAAACTGTTGCTTGGCGTTTGGCGATAAACTTGCCATTACTACCTCGAAATAAAAGTCACTGTCGGCGCAGGCAAAACGTAAGAGATGCGTAGTTGGTCATTTGGTGCCAAACTAAACATCCCGTAATAGCTGCCGGTGTTGTAAAAGTTAGTGCCGTCTCGGGAATATTCTAACTTAGTAACGCCACCGCCACTAATTATTATATCCCCATAGTTTGTGCTGGTATTAACGTAGGTCGATGGGTTTCCCGTTAGGGTTACCGCTGTCGGGTTGGCTGGCACCGTGCCAGAACCAGATGCTTGAAACAGGCTCAAGAAAAACCGAAACCACTCCCGCGAGATTAAACCAGTCTTGGGGTCGGTTAGCGGAACCCTCGGCGGCGTGATAGAGGTTAGATTGTTCATCAGGCATTGGTCGGGCTAAGTATTAGTTCCGCGCCCATGATCACAACTTTATTAGGATCGGTGCCGGAAATCTCATAAACCCGGTCGCGCAACTTCATGGTCATACCTAAGCGCCGCCAAAACACCCGTTGCGAGTAGTTGCCAATCTTGCCCATTGGCGACCAATGCTCATTTGACCAAGTGTGCCCAGCATCATCCGACCAGCGCAGCATAACCTGCGGGTTGTAGCCAGCCCAATCAGGGTAGGGCAGCGTCACTAAAGACAGACCATCCTCGGTTGTAATCTCAAACCCAGATTGGTTGACAAGCGTATTTTCCCCGTCTGCCGGGTAAACACCCAACCCAACACCCGACTCGCAATCAAGCTGCAAAGTGTGGTGCGCGGTACGCTTGAGGTTGTTTTGGTCAGTTGGCAGCGCACGCCACGAGCGCAGCCACTTTTGCTCGGCGCCGTTGTCAGAATAAACGTCTAGGTCAAATCCATAGATGTTGCCGTTTTCAAAGTCCCCAACGATTATTTCGTTGTTATAGAACATCTGGCAATTGCTGCGGTGCCGCGTAAACTGCGCCGGGTTGTAGTTGGTGCCCATCGTCCACGCACCGCGCTCGTGCCAGGCTTGGGTAGCCACATCGTAAACCCATGTTGCGTTACCGCTTGGGAATGTCAGCACATAGAAGGAATGGCCCTCTTGCTGGTAGGTGTAGCCGATTGCATCCGAGATGGTGCCGTACTGGGCGATGGCGTACTCAATGGCATGGGTGCTAATCCGCTGGCCGGTGTAGCCGGTGGAACGGTAGACAATGCCCTGCCCGCGAGCGTCTGCACCAAGCCAAAACAATCCATTGTCCATCTTGGCAATTGAGTAGGCAGCAGCGCAGCCGATCTCGTTAAAGGCACCCTGCATCCGCTGAAAGGGAAAACCCTCAAGCGCGGCGTCATACCAAACCTCAACCGTCTTGGTGCCAAACACCCAAAGCTCACGGTGGTCAACAATAATGCCCACCACGCCGTCTGGAGAGCCATCAGCGCTGGCAAAATCCAATGGATCAATCTGCGTGCCATCCAGCAGGCTAGTCACCCACAACAACTGACTGTTTGGCTCGTTGTAAACGAAATAGCCGTCCAGATAACCCACCTGCCCTGCGCCGGTAAAGTCTGGATCATTGATCTGGCTAAATGCGGTGGTGACCGAGTTGTAGATGTATGATGGGCCATTGCAGGCCACAAACAACTGCGTGCCGTTGTCGGTCATGCTAACCGGGCCAGTACCACTTACGTTACCAAGAAGCGCCTTATTGTAGTTGGCGTCAATCTTGAACAGTTGGGTGCCGCTTACAACGTACCCGACATTATTAAACGTCCACAACCCACGGATTGGGCCTTGTCCCACATTAGCCAGCAGGCGCAAGCCTGGCGCTCGATTCAAAAAGGCAGGCTCTTTGCCGCCCTCTGGCACAATTTCTGGAAACAAGTTAATCATGCGGTTATCCGCAGCGTTGATGCTGCGGGCCACATACGCTGATCCCAAAATGGGAGTTTTCACCGTAGTTCAGCCCAATTTGTAATCCCGCCAGTACAAACGTAAGTGGCACCAACCGGCACAATCGCCGTTAGTTGGTTGTTCTGCCCGTTGACCCCACCAGATGCGCCAACTTGAATGCCAGATACCAGCAGCGTAGTATTTGAATTGATGTCATAGGTGGTGATTGCCACCATGATTGGCTTGGTTGTGCTGTTGGTGTAGGTGGTGCCAGATACGCGGCTAGAGAACACATTCTGCCAAGTCTGCCCATACCCCAACCCATCAGCAACGCTCGTTGCGGCAATTGAAATGCCGCCAGCCGTGTTAGTCACCGTAATGTTGGTGCCAGCGCTGATCGTGCCCAAGGTGTAGCCGGTGCCGTTGCCAATCAGCAATTGACCATTGGTCGGGGCCGTTGATACGTTAGTGCCACCGTTGGCAACCGGCAATGTGCCGGTAACGCCAGCAATCAGCGACAACCCGGTGCAGTTCGTTAACGTGCCGCTGGCAGGAGTGCCAAGCGCTGCATTGGTAAACGATGCGTTGGTAAGCGTGCGGTTGGCAAACAGATTGTTGATGGACAACTGTTTGGTGATGCTGGACTGCACAATTGGCAGCACATCCGTGCCGCCGCCGCTAGATGCAACCGGAAGGGCTGATATGGTGATCGTAGGCATTAGTAATTACCCGCATATACGTTAAAGCGCTGCCTCGTCGCAACCAGCGAGTACGGCATAGCCATCACATCATCTGGATTGTTGATGCGCTTGATGTTGCGCTTGCTGGTCATGGCAATGCGCGTAACTTGCGGCGATGGCTCAACCCCAAACTCAGGGGCGATCTCCATAGCCAGATTGTAGACAAACGCCCGCAGATAGCCCGGTGGGAACGTCAGTGCCGTTGCAAGCGTAGCCGGTTGAGACAATTCCTCAACCGAAATAAAGTGCCATTCCAAAACCCGCGTTGGCTTTGGGTAGATGGTCATTGTGATATTGGGATACTCCATATTTATCCACATCACCTGTGGATAAGTGGAGGTAACCGTTTTAACAGCAATCCCGTCGTATTGCTGTTGATTGATAAACTTAATGCCGTAACTGACGTTAGTAGTCGGATCGCGGAAATAAGTTGAGTCATCCAGCAGGATCGGGCGATTGCCAACAAAGTCCCCACTTGGGCCAAGCGTCTGGGTGATTAACCCAGGAGTCCACAAGTAGGTTTGATCCTGCGTGTTAAACACCGACAAACGCTCGGTGTTCCACGATTCAATCATCTGGTTTAGCGCAGTCAACGAGTCCTGCGAAACAGATGGGCTAGGAGTCTCGCCCTCTGCCAGAACCCCAAGCAACCGCAATGCCCGATTGATTTGGTCACCGGCAGTTGTGGACATTATTCTTCCTTTTCGATTTTGCGCGGTCTGCCGCGCTTAACCACTAATTCATTGACTATTTCAGTCTGAACAGGCGCATCGTCTAGATTATAGCGCGACCAGCCGTGCTGTTCATCAAATTGCGCTTCCAATTCCATCGTGGCAACTTTGTTGCCGTGAACTGGATGCTGGAGATATATCATCATAGGCAAAAGGGGGCTTTTGGCCCCCCCCCGTTTAACTCAAACAGTGGATAACCGAAAAGTTAATTACAACGGCTTCAGAGTATGAAGTACCGCTCAAGTTGCGTAACGTGAATGATGCAGAACCAGCGGTCATGTTAGAAACATAAGTTGTGTAAGCACCAGCCGTGCTTCCAGTGGTAACGCTGGAAATACACACAATGATTGTGTCATTTGCAGAAATCAACGAATTGTTGAGTGTAAATGAAACAGCGGTGTTACCAGCCAAAGCTGCGTTGTTCATCGTAATCTGACCAGCAGACTTGTTAAGCGTAACGCCGGTAGATTTGCTGGTTGCTTGCGTGACAGTACCTTGGGCTGCTGCGGTGTAGCCAAGTTCTTGGCTAGCGTAGCAAGTCGTAAATTCCGGATCGGAATACGCGACTCCAATTGCTTGCGTATTAGGCATGACAATTCCTTAAATAATCGGGGGCCGAAGCCCCCTAGACTTAGACGCGGTAAACAACCCAAGTCGAGTCAGCGGTGCGACGCAGCAGGAACCGGCCGCTGGACGTTGCGCTAATCGCAACCGTAGCGTTGCCACCATCGGTCACGCCAGTGCCAGCAGCAAGCGCTGCCGTGCCAGACGAGGTTCCCAGATTAACCAGCACGAGTTCAAACGTGCTGTTGATCTTGGCGCTGGTAACCAGAGCGTCCAAAGACGCACCAGTGGGCAGCGTGTAGGTCTGGGCGGTCGTTGCACCCGAACCAACCAGCAGGACGCCAGAAGCGACCTGAGCAGCGGTCAGGGTTGCAGTTGCCGTGACAGACTGAGGAGCGGCTTGATAGCCGAGGATTACTTCATTCAGGTTGCCGTCGCCAAGCTGGTAACCACCAGCACCATTAGGTAAAGCCATGATATTTCCTTAAAAATAGTGGGGGGTATTAAACCCCCCTAAAAGATTAACCCCAGAGACGGCAAGCCATCTGCGGACGAATCGTGCTAAAGCCATACAACACATCAATACGACATGGAAGTCTGTCATTATTTATGTCGTACTGCCTAATCACACGCAAGCTGATCCCGTTATGTACTGCGCGAGCGGCCATATCGACCCCGCTTGGCAGCAAGAGATCGGCCGTCGCGAACGTGATTGCATTTTTATGGTAGACCAAGTTCTGTGGATATTGCGTTGAAGCAGATCCAAGGAACGTGATAACCGCGCTGGCTGCAGGGAATGAATCAACTGTAGCCAAGGCATTTGCCGACGTATAAAGCGCCGGTGAAATTGCCAAGGTCATGGAAGTGCTCGAAGTCACGCTGTTGTCAGCGGTAACAACGAACTGCTGGAGCGAACCAGTCGATTCACGGGTCTGCGGGTTAACAGCATAAACGCCAGCAATGGTGAAAACGTCGCCTTGCTTAACCGTCTTGGTTCCGCTGGTGAACGTAATTGGAAGGGTCGCTTGACCCTCAACAAACGTCGCACTAGAAGAAACAATAGGCGAAATAGGGAAGTTGCCGGTGGTGTGCTGCTTGATTGACTGAGACATATTGATCTCGTCAAAGCCCAACACGCCAGTGCCCATCATGCCATTCTTGAACTGCTTGGAGATGGTGTCGGTTGGGTTAAAGAGACCCTTCATGCCTTCAACCAGCCCAGCGTTAGCAGCGGGGTTAACCGTTGCATAACGTGGCGACATAACCGCAGCGGCTTCGTTAAGTTTCTGTTGCGCTTGCAGCAGAACCAGCGAGGTCGATGGGGTCGTGCCTGGCGTGCCGACCGATGCGTAAATGTTCTTGTACGCATTGGCAACGTCAGCGTCGATGCTAGAAGCCAACTGCGAGATACGCGGCTTAAGCACGCGCTCTGCGAAGTCATCCAACTGCATCGTCAGTTCGGCAGACGTAAAGTTCACACCAATGTGCTTCTGGGTCGAAACGGTCAGCGTGGTGTACTGCTCGTTATCGTCCTGCACTTGCAGAGCGGCACCATCAGTCACCAATGCGCGATCCGGCAGCCGGATACGCAGGGTAGAACCGATCTTGGCACCTTCGACAGCAAAGCTGTCGTCGTACTGACGGTTTACGTTGCGGGTAAGGACGAGGTTGTTTTCGAGGATCTCAAGGGCCTTCCTTGTGATCATGTCAATCGTGAGAATCGAATTAGACACTTTACTTCCTTTGGATAAGTTGTGTTAGAATAGAAATTCCTTAGTCACCTTTTGGGGTACAACATGATTGGCATAACCGTAGACGGAATCGAGTATCGATTCTTTGACCACCTTTACGCTGTCTCGCGCTGCGGAAAAGTTCTCAGAAAGTTTCTTCCACACACCCCCACCAATAGAAAAGATGGGTATGTATCTCTCGGTCGAAGCAACAAACTTATGCACCGAGCCGTGGCTCAATGTTGGCTGGAGTCCTTTGACCCAGCCAAACACGTTCACCACATTAACGGCAACAAAGCTGACAACCGAGCCGAAAATCTTGAATGCGTTACGGCCAAAGAACATTTTGCTGAACGCCACGCTGGAATGAACGGGCATTACATTCGTACGCCCGAAACCAAAGAAAAAATTCGCCAATCGCGCCTTGGAAAAGTCACTTCCGAGGAAACCAAAGCGAAACAAAGAGCGGCGTTGTTGGGTCGCAAACGTCCTTACTTTGAACGCGCCGCGCATAGCGAAGCGTCCAAACAAGCGCGTAGCCTTACCCATCACCGCAACACTGGGTGTTGCGTGCTTGGGGTTGAATACCGCTCCTTTGCGGAAGCGGCTAAAGCTACTGGCATTCATAGATTTACGTTAAGAAAAAGATGCCTTTCTGAGAACTTTCCCAACTATAGGATTTTGAGCTTTACATCCGAAGCGATTCCAACTTCCTAATCTGCCGCATCCGATCTGCTTCAATCCATTCCGAGGTAGACATGGTTTTGGTTGACCGGGGATCGGTCGTGTCATAACTCGGATTGCCTGAATTTCGAGCGGTAACGGGTCGAATAGGTGCTGGCGCAGATGAGGTTCGTTTAACAGGCGGGTCTGAGGCTAATTTAGCTTCAATTTTCCCGATCTCTTTGGCTTGCAGAACAGGATTAAGACGGGAAATGCGGTCTGCTTCCTTGGGATTGGAGCCTAGCCAATAGGCTATTTCGGGGCCAATGTCCGAGGATTGAACCACTTGCGCCATCACATCCGTGACTCGTAGCGTGGGGTTGTACGCGACTTGTTCAAAGTCATCGTATTTATCCCGCGCTTCTTCCTCGCGTCCGTGATATGCCTCCAAAACCTCCCTTTGCTGCCTTTGGATTTCTCGCTGCTCAAACAGTTTGATTGCTTTGGCGTCTGCATAAGCATCAACCGAATCAAACTGATCAACCGGCGGCAAATCAATTGGCGGCGGGGCAGATTCCTTTAGGCTGCGTTCCCACTTCCTCCGTTCAATAATCAATCTTTTCTGAACCCGCTCATCCATTTCTTCCTGAGTGAAAGTCTTAGATGGTTCAGGCTCGACCGGTGTTTCGTTAACTAGTGCTGGCGAGTCCACCGTGGCCTCGGGCACCGGCTCGGTTATACCTTCCGATAAGGTTTCTTCTGACATTCAATGAATCCTAAGATTCCCTGGTGAGCCGCACCAGTACGGTTAACTTAACGTGATTGAATCTGAATCGGTTGATCCAATAACAGATTCAATTGCACTTATAACATATTCCGGTTCTGGTTCTGGAATGACAATTGGCTCCGGCTCAATATCCGACAAAACCCAATCCGCACCATTCCAAGAAATAATTTGCAATGCAGGATCAAACTCTGGCTTTGGTGGGGCTTTGACATAACCCAATAGCGCCATTACCTCTGCATCCTGCGTGTATTGGCTTGCATCAGTGCGCGTCAACCCACTTGGCAACCGCACGCGAAACTGGGTTACTTCAGCGGGAAAGTTGCCATTCTTGCTAAACAAATTCATCTCTTACCTCGTTGGAAATGCTGCGGTTGGCGTGGTGATGGTGCGGGCCACGCCTTTGGTGATGCGTAGGTCTTGGATGTAGCCGTTATAAAAGTCACCAGTCAAAGGATATGTTGTTCCTATCACAAACCTAGAAGTTTGAGTAAAACTTGTTGTGTTTGTTGCCTGAGCCTGTTGAGTTCCGTTAATAAACAACTTTGTATTATTTGATCCAGAACCTGATCTTGTTATAGCAACATAAGTCCATGTTCCGGTTGGGAAAGACGAATAGGTCAATATGTCCGAACCATTTGTTCTAAATCTAAGTTGAGATGTAGCAAAGTAAATGGTAAACCCATTGGTATCAACCCCGCCCGATGTTCTAGTATCAACAATCCCAGAAAAAGAACCTGCCAAACTTGACGCATACAACCAAAATTCTATCGTGTAATCTCCAGAACCAATTTGCAAATTAACACTGTCTGGAAGCAGTAAATAATCCCCCGTCCCATCAAACTTCATGCTTGTGGTCGGCCATTGGGCTTGGGTTGTACTAACCTGAGCATCCCCCACCGTCAGGGCATTATTCTGCCAAGCAGCGTCGTAGATTCCGGCGTTGGTGAAGTTGGTGAGGAGGGAGGTGTTGGCATCCGATCCATATGGAGTTGTTGGGTATGTTGTTAATCCAGTTCGCACAACATTAGAAATTCTTAAATTTGAAATATATCCCGGCAAATACCCGCCGGGAGAGCTTCCTTGATAACGGCCAATTCCTAATGTATTAGTTGGAGCAGATGCGTTATAAGAAAATCCCGTATTTGAACTAGAACCAGCAGCAGCGCCATTTATATAAAACGCGCAAGTTTTAGTAGAAGAAGTAAAAGTTATGGCAACATAATTCCAAGAATTTTGAACTAATGTTGCGCTAGAATTAAACGCCGCGTCACCCACACTATTGGCAAAATAAACTTGAGCGCCGTTTACTAAACCACCATTATTTGTGTTGTTAAAAAATACGCTCATTCCAATTTGAGCGCCAAAAGCAGTAGTTCCAACTATGCCATATAAAGACGACCCGCTATGGAAAACAAAAAATTCTATAGTCCAATTTGATCCATTGTGCAAAAAAGTCCAGTTGGATGCTGCGCCAGCGGTCAAATAATCACTAGACCCATTAAAATACCCACTCCCCCCATACGTCGCAGCACTGTACGATGCTGCCGGGGAAAAGGGTTGGAAGGCTTGGACTTGTGGGGGTGCCGCTGGCCGTTATGGCAAATGCGTTTGTGCTATTGTCAATGAAGCGGTTGGATTGGAGCGTGAGTAAGCTGGTGTTGGTGATTGCGGTGAGGGGGGTTGTGGGGACGGTTAATGTTGTAAGCGTAGGATCGTAAACCGCAGTGCCTTTTACAACCCTTGCATTTGAAACATACCCATCATAAAAAGTCCCTGCAGCTCCGTTTTCGCTTCCAATATTTAAGGGCAAACCAGTATTTGAATCGTTTACAGTAAAAGAAGAAGAAGTTACAATTCTTGTTCCGTCTAAATACATAC